CTCGCCGATCAACCACAGCTCGCGATTGTTCGCCTGAAACGTGACGAGGTTGTCCGTGCTCGAGTCCTTCAGGGCGAAGAACGCACCGGGGAAGAGCATCTGATAGGCCGTGGGGCCCGTGGTGTAAAAGGTGCGCGTGCCGGGCTGGTTGAAGATGAGCCAGCCCTCGATGAAGTCCACCCGCTGCGCACCCAAGAATCCCGCATCGGTGATCTGCCCGAACACCGGAATGGTGAGGGTGATCGTGTCTGAGGCATTCGTATTCGTCGCGAAGTTGCTCATCGTGATCGTGAGCGCGTTCGTATCGACGGCCGTGATAGTCGTGCCACCAGGGATGTAACCGGAGCTGTCCGAAAGCGTCGGAGTGCTCGCGACGATGAGACCGTTGGGAAGCGATGCGAGCGTAATCGTCTGCGTGCCATTCACGCCGCCCGTAAATGTCACCGTCTGCTGCACGCCAGATAGCAGGTAGTAATAGCCGTAGGTGCCATCGACGATGATGGCGTAGCCACCTAGTCCGTTGACGAGCACGCCGTTATCTCGGATCGAGACCGGACCTGAGTTGGTGAGCAGCGTTCCGACCTGGGAGACCGAGAATTGCGCAATGGAAGTCGCAGTAGCCGGCACCGTGACAGTGACAACGTAGGCGATGTTCGCAACCACGATGAGCGCTTGAGTCCCGCCAGGCAGCACCCAGCATCCCCTCGCCTGCCCCGCAATCGTCGTCCAGAGCTGATTCAGGCCCGGCGCGCCCAGGAGCGCGATCGGCTCTTTTGCACGCGGCTCGGATGAGATCTCAACGTAATAGTTGATGGCGTCCTGTGCGTCCTGCAGTGTCATCGGCATCTGGGAGGAGTCGCCGACGAAGCCGAAGTCGGACCCCGCGTACACTTAGACGAAGCCTCCATTCACGATGAAGGAAGCGTCAGTGTGCCGGCTGTACACAAGGTCCGAGTCGTACCGCAGCGTAACCACCGGGTCGGTGTTCAGGTTCTTCAAGAGCATCTTCGCTTCCTTGGCTTGGCCGATGAGAAGCGGCGAAGGGGTCTTGCCGAACATCGGGCAAAGCTCGAGCGCCAAGAGCTTCTTGAACGCGCGGTTGTAGCCCTGCGGCAGGCTCACCGACTGCGTTAGGCTCGTGAACTCGGCGAGGATGTAGTCTGTAAAGACATGCGCCGCGCCTGCGATCGATGGATTTGGATAGATCCAGAGCGTCCCGTAGGGGTACGTCGGCTGATAGGCGGCGAGGTACGGCCAGGGGCCTGGAACGGTTTTGAGCCCGATCTCCTTGTAGCGCTCGAAGGACTGGAAATCGAGGTAGTAGTCAAGGCCCGCGGCGGCTGAGGTGGTCACGCGCGTAAAACTCGTGCGCATGCGAAGGGGGCGCGGGATGCAGAAGTTGCCCGGCACCGTGTAGGTGACGCTGGTCGAGCCCGTGACCTCCGTGAGCGTCTGGGTCGCATTGGCGCTCATAGTGAGATAGGTCGTATTGACCGTCGCCGCGGTCGTGGGAGCACCAGTGAGCGCCGTGGTCCAGGTGACATTCCCGCCCGAGGTAATCGCACCGCTTCGGATCTCTCCGTCACTGAAGCTGATGGCGGCCGCAGGCTGATCGCCATGCGTCCAGCCTGACAGCGTTCCGCTCGTACCCGATGGCGAGCCAGAGAACGTCACCGCATAGGTCGTACCGGCACTGTAGGCGGCGATGGTGGTACCAGAGGGAATCGCGGCGAGCGTATCCGAGAGCGTCCCGCCGACCTGATTGCCCGATCCGTTGATGCCGAAGGTGACGGTGAGCGCGGCCGTGATGCCGGTCAGGTACGCACTGCCCGAGACGGTGTAGGCAGCGAAAGCATTGGCCGCAGTCGGATTTCCGACCGTGTACTGATACTGCCCCGAGGTCCAGTTGAAGATGTTCTCGACTTGAGTGAAGACGAAGGCTTCATCATTCGACAGCGACTCGAGCAGGTCATTCATGACCTGCATGCAGGTCGATGAGATCGTGGCGTCTACGTTCTGTCCGGGCGAATAGGCATTAATGTTGAGCAGCGCCCCGGTAATCAGATCCGAGCCAGTGGAGGTCACATAGCCCATTTATTTACTCCAGCAGGAGCGTGATGACATCGCCTCCAGTTGAAAGCGCGGTTGCATCCGTGTCGCCTGCGTTCTTCGTCACCGTGTACCAAAGCGGGCCGTTCTGAACGAGCGCGCGGTGGAACTCGACGCCGAGCGTGGTCGTGTAGATCGGAATCGTCAGGTCCGGGACTGTCGTACCGACGATGGGGTTCGTGGCTGAGTCCTTCTGCCAGTAGAGCTTGATGAAGTACGCCCCGCTCTCCGCATTGGTCGCAACGCACCCATAGAACGAGGTCCAGCTCCCCGCCTGCGTCCATACAGGCGCGCTGGTGCCGGTCGTGAAGTGAAGCGGGATCATGGCGCTACTCGAGCGCCGCAGGAAGCGACGTATACGGCACGATATCGGCACGGCACAGCTCGATCAGAAAAGCCTGATTGGCGCTGCCGTTGATGTTCGAGCCTGTCGTATTGCTCCAATAGAACGAGAGCGTATTGGCCGCGCTCACATAGACGTTATCCACTGACAGTCCAGTGATGGTGCCAATCTGGTTCCAGGAAATGACATCGCCCACTTGCACGCCGGGCACCGTGACGGTCTGCGTTGCGGTCGCATTGGCGTTGACGTTGGGAACGGCGACGGAAGGCAGATAGAGAATCGTATCGAGCAGCTCATTGCCGCGCGAGATTTGAGAGCCACCAGGCATGTGATTACTCCAAGAAAGGGGGCGGCCCGGTCAAGGGCCGCCCATGGCGTTAGCCGTAGATGCGAAGGCCGAGCGAGCGATACAGCGATGCCGGGCCATAGAGCACATCGGCTCTGGTGGGCTCGGAGTCGTTGTTGATCGTGTACTGCGTCACCATGCGGATCGACATGCCCACGTCCTCATCGTCGTAGGCGCGAGCCGCCATCTCCACGCCCTGCGGGAGCGGAAGGTCGGCAAATGCCAGGGCGAATGCGTACTTGTGGAACACGAGGCCCTGCGGGGTGACCGTGCCCTGAGTGGCACTGTTATTGAACACGATCGCACTTCCCGAAGCAGGCGCCGTGGTGCAGTTCTGGAACTGGCCGCCGGAGATCACGCACTCCCCGATGAGAAGCGTGCAATACCCATTGGAGTCCGAGGTGTACACACCGGTCGAGTTGTTGAACGTGCCGTTGGTGAGCGTCGCCGGTGAGAAGTAAATGCCCGTGGTCGCAGCACCATTGGGCGGCGTGCCGAAGCCACCGGGCGGCAGCACCACGAACTGCTTCAAGCTTCTGCCGTACTGGCGACGGTTCTGCGGGTTCACCGGATAGACACCGGCGATGGTGAAGATATCCCCCACCGTGCACACGGGGCTCGTGGCCGTGAAGCCCTGCACCGTGAGCGTACCGGATGCCGCCCAGCTCGAGGACAGGAGCGCGCTATTGGAATAGCTCGCGCCGGTAAGCGTGGCGAAGGAGGCCGCAGTGCCCGTGTTGGTGCCGGTCGTGAACGAGTAGACGTTCTGGTCTTCCCAGAAGTCCAAGCCCGCCCACTCCTTCGCGATGAGGCCCTTCTCGTTGAAGTCGCCGACGCGCACCTGAGGGTTGAATAACCCCTTGTTCGCATCCGTGACAGCCGACATCGTGATGGGGTCGAGCACGCAGTTCTTCTCACCCTCCGTCGGGCATGCCTCGAGCGCGAGGATCGCGCGGGCATCGGAGAAGATCTTGTAGGACGCCGGCTGCGTGCCGGCAGTGCCGAGCGAGTTCGCCGTGTTGAAGGTGTAGTACTGTGCGCAGTCCGAATCGATGCGGTTCGCAGCCGTCGCCACCTGGGGCTTCAGGATGCGCTTCTTGAACATATCCATGCTCAAGGCGAGATCCTGCGTCGTGAACTGCACGTCGACGTGGTACTGGTAGTTGAGCACTACCGGCACGTAGGTCTCGAAGGTGTCCTCAACGTTCAGCGGCGGCCCGTAGGTGCCGATGTAGCGGGGCGGACGGCGGATGTTGACGGTGTTACCGACTTTGGCGCCGGTCTGGGCGAATTCGTTGGAGTACTGGCGCTCCACAC